TGGGGGCGCTGCCGGCGGTAGCCGGCGTGGTCCCACTGGAAATTTTTTGGGAGGAGGGTTCCCCAGCCCCGGGATCACCCGGCATGGGGCCAGCCTCGCGTGCGCGCGCGCACGTATCCCCTCCCTTTTCTTCTTCTTGTACTTCTTCTAGGGGAAACGATGACTCGTGCGCAACCGATTTGTTTTCGTCACTGTGGTGTCCGTCGATGACCACCGCGGATTTTTGCAGGTAATGGGAGTTCCGGCTGCGAGATTTGCGTTTCGAATCGCGGTTTTTCTCTCGCCGGTTTTCCACCTCTTCGCGGGACAAATTGTAGTCAAAATAGTCATGAATGAAGTACCTTTTGATACCGTTTTCGACCTGTTCGATCCATAATCCACGCTCCACGAGTTGCCGGATTTGAGCTTTGGTTGCGTTCAAAAATTTCAGTCCGGCGTGGTCGATCCAGCCGTTCGTGAGACCGTTTTTCACCCATGCAAGCCCTTTTGACCAGAGCCCGTATGCCGCTTGGGACAGCCCAGCCATACGCGGGTGGAAAAGTGATGAGCATTCGAGTTTGGCGTAAGCCATTTTTGACCCTTTCAAACAGGTTTAATATTGATTTTTATGATGATTTTTTTCAACGTTTTTGATGATTGTTTTAATCATAATCGCTGCATCTTGTACGATGGTTTCAAACCGTAATAGGTTTTCGGTATCTTGTCAAGCGGTTGATCTGGTGTGATATAGTCAAGTCATGGATGACACCAAAATTATCGCCGAAAATATTGTTCGCTACCGGGTGAAAGCTGGCTGGTCGCGGGCGGAATTCCAGCGGCGCCTAGCTGAAACGAAAACGCCAATTGGCATAATGCCGCTGCGCCAGATTGAAGCCGGCAAGCGTGATCTTCGCCTCCCGGAGGCGATAACTATTGCGAAGCTTTTCAATATTCCAGTGGAATTTTTAGCGATTGAGCAGGTGGAAGCTGGTAATTCCGGCATGACGCTGGATTCAATCGTAACGTTTGCCGCTGCCCAGGCTACGCAGGCGGCACAAGCTGCGGAGGCGGCACAAGCTGCCGCCGCCATGGTCGCCCTGCAACGTGCGTATGCCTCAGATGATGAGAAAGCATTTCGAAAATCTGATCTAAGCAATGTGGGAAACCCCGCCGAATAATACCGAATTCAGATAGTAAAGCCGAAGCCCCTTAGTGGGGCTGTTTTCATAGGGCCTGTTTATCATTTTCGGGTGAGCGCTGCCGCACCAGTCTGCGTGATCTCTCGCTCTGGCGTGATATAGCCCGCGGCCAGCATTGCTTCCATGCCGGCGCGGGAAACTTTATTCCCCGCTGCGTACCGGCGGAGAGATGCTAGAGCTAGTTTTTGTTCGAATGTTTGTTCATTCATTAGTCTTTCTCCTTTGTCACTGTGACTTTTTGCGCCATCCCTAGGCGGCGGCGGAGCTTGGGAACCACCTTTGTTTTTGTCCAAACCTTGAAATTGTTCGCAAGTGGGGAATCGCTTTTACTGAGTGCTTGAAAAAGGCCTTTTTCGGTAATTACTTGAAATGATTGAGCATTGCCACCGCGGAATTCCATCAATTGGTAACGCTCACCGTCTGCTGGCGCTGCGAAATCATCAGGGTCAGAATGGCCTAGAACTTTCGCTACAGTATCAACTCTCCAATAGGGCCTATTCTCAAATATTGGTACTCGAATTTCCGCGTATTCTTCGGGGATACCATTGGGGTGAAATTGAAAAATATAGGTTTCGCATGGTGATGAATTAACCATTATTTTCCTTTTTTTCGCAGAATCTCAGTATTTCAAGCCACATGCTGCGGTAGAAATTTCGCTCTGCCCATGCGGTTAATTCTGAATCTCGTAAAATAGCCTTATCGAACATATTCACTAGTAATGCTGCCGCGGCCATTGCGGTAACCAGGGGGTAAATATCGTATTGATTATTCGGGCAGAAAAACAAGATCACGTGCGAAAACGAAGCAATACCAAGTAGTACTGAAATCGTTTTCTCGAAGCGTGACATGCACGACCACCCTTTTCGAACATAACGAACAAACTTTCGCATAGAATACTCCTATCTAGATATTGCCGCCCTTGACACCTCGGGCGGGGCTCCCCGGTGCGCCGGGGCATTTACTATGCTTCTTCCTCTTCTTCGTAGTCGGGTTCGGCGAATGCTTCGGGGTCAATTCGGCGGCGAAACGCCCGCTGGGCGTAGATTTCCGCTTGGTTGATATGGTGCATAGTGAGTTTGAAATCGACTATTTCCTCGGGGGTTTCTTGGTCCGGTAATGTGCCGAGAAGAAAGCCGGTAAATTCATTGAATTTCAGCAGCATTTCCCGTTCGATTTCCCACAATTCTTTTTTAGCCATTTTGCCTATTTTTCCCTTCCTGATGCATGTTTAGTGAGACCTTGGAGAGGATATAAGCCTGTTCAAGGGCACTAAATACGAGGTTATTAATTTCTGCGTTATCTTCCGGCAAAATCATTTTTAGGCGTTGTTGAATCCAATATAATTGCACTTGGATTTTCGTTAAGACCAGCTCTTTAGGTAGCTCTTCCAGACGCTCCAGCATGCCACGCGAATTGGTATAAGGCATGCCCTCAATTTGGTTAGCTGCCACCTCTCGGATAGCTGCTGCGTACGGCTCATCGAGGATCTGAGTAGCGGGGTTTAAGTCGTCGTATGGGATCAGGTCTTTGTGCGTATCATTTGGGCGGCATAGTAGCCGCCATGCAGCCCAACCGTCGTGAACATTTTCCGCTGTGGTGTTTAGCCCTGCTACTCGTAGCAGTAGTGCATAGATTATTTCTTGGCCTGGTAGCAGTTGCCCGGCTACGTGCGCCCTGATTTTGCCGGCGTCTTCCTCTAGATAGGTGATTATTTGCTCCTCAGATTTGGTATCAGGTTCGATATTTTCGAGCTTTTGGGGGTCGACCATTTCTTTTCCTCCTTGTGTTTACTGCTGCACTAGCGGGCGTGCCCGATTGGTATATTGCGCTGGTTGCGGGAGCTCAACGTTCCCGCCTGTTGCGTCGATTAGTGCCTCCTGGGCTTGGGCGATGGCTTCCGTGACCCCTTCTCGGAGATCGTAGCCCTGGGCTGCATATAGCTGTAGTTTTTGCAGCACAACCACGAGCATATAGAGCTTGTCCGGCGCGCAATCCCAGGGGATAAACATGGGTAGCATTTTCACTCCTTAATTAAACGTGGCGTTTTTACTAGCAAAATCATCAATATCAATTGTGCTAATTCGCAAACACCTTCTTTTATCGGAGGAAAAATAGCTAGCCCTGAGCTGTTTTTCATCAATCAGTTTTCGAATTGTTGATTCCGAAATGCCCATATAGTGGGATGCCTGGGCGATTGAAAGCCATAGTTGGCCCCGGGCTGGTGGTCTTACTTGCGAACTCATATCCTCTACTTTCGTATAATTTCCGTATTTTTAGGCGCATTTTTTCTCTGGCTAAAATCTTCCTGCGGAACTCTGACCTCCCTATTTGACGAGGGTAATAATAAAATACTATTTGCCCCATGGGTTTTCACCTGGGCCAAATCGAAAATAGCGCTTTTCATACTCTTCAAGGATCCGCCCTAAAAGATCAAGGGGAAAATGGACTTCTTCGCCCTTATTTTTCAGGCTCCACATGGTTAAAAACCCGCGGTTAATAATGATGTGAAGGTGGTCAAAATTGCATATTTGATCCGCCTTTTGCCCGGCAGCAATCCCATGGATTTCCCATATGCAGCCCAGCACTTTCACATCCTGCGGATAGAGAAGAATTTCGCCCTGCTTAGTGATAATCCGAATACTTTTATTCGGGTACAGCATGACTGCTAAATCATCTTTAACGCTGATGATATCCATACAATTGCGGGCGAATTCTTCGGGATGTGGAAACATCATTTATCACCGACTCTCAGCGGCACTGGCGTTGGAACCGCAGTGAAAATTATGGCTTTTTCCCAGGGAGAATTTGCCAAATCGGCAACCGCTACCAGAGTGTCGAGGGAGGGCATGCGTTCCCTCTTACGCAATTTCCGCAACGTGTCGTGGGAGATTCCTAACGCTTGGGCGAACTCTTTTTCCGTTTTCGCCCCGGAATTTATTTTTGCCTGATCCAAAACAACAGGATCCAAATATTTATACAGCCCTTTAGTACTGCAATTTTTGCCGTCCATAAAGCAAGTATTGCCGATTACCCCTATTTATGCAACCTTTAGCAGTGATTTATGCAATATTTGCAGGCAGTAACCACTGCAAAGATTGCAGCGGGATTGACGTATCAATAAAATTGAGTACTATGTATATTCCGACTCCCCAGCCTCAACTGTGGCTGCGAACCATCACCACAGATAGCCAAAACGAATTATCCAGGAAAGTAGGAATACCCGAAAGGACCCTCTATAACCAAATACGTAAAGGTCGCCTGTCCGCCGAAAATGTCCTTAAAATAGCCGAAGTCTATAACATCCACCCCCTCAGGGCACTAATAGACAATGGCTACGTGGATGAAAAATGGGATAAAGACGTCGAAACCTACCTCACTGCCGCCTCTCCGCGGCAACTCGCTGACGCTATGATAAAAATCATAGAGGACACACAAAAACGTGCCGGAATCATCCCCAAAGAATTCACCGACCCCATCGAATAAACAAAATGCCCCGGCGCGCCGGGGCATAGAGTGTGTTTTTGTTTATTTCAGCCAGCCGAATTCCCGTAGGATTCGGCGGATTTTTTCGGCGGTTTTCGTCTGGAGTTCTTTTGCTGCCCTGTTTTCTAGGTGTTTTTCGGGCCCGGTAATCATCGGGATCATAAAGGTGTGTTTTTTCTGGGTATTTCCGAAGCTGATTAGCACGGTTTCACCGTCATTTAGCAGCCATCCAATCATATCGTTTTCGTGTTTTTTGGGGGTTTTGTAGATTTCGAATTCGTATCCGTATTGGGCGTATTTGACGTGTTTTTCGATATCTTGGGTGAATTCTTTCACAGTGATATCAAGGCTGATTCGGTAGGGTTTTCGGGACTCTAAGCCGGACATTTTCTGGGGGTAAATCCTTTCTATGTGGTTTTACCAGGGTGTTTGTGCCGGGTTTTCGGGGCGATTATTTTTCGTATTCCAGACTCAAATCGACCTTATTCATGAGCGTTTCAGCTCTCCCGGCACGTACTTTCATATAGACGTTTGTGATGGTTTCGAGGTCGGTTTGACCTAATATTTTCCCGATTTCTTTCAGGTGGGCGCCTTGTTCCGCGAGTCTAGTTATTAGCCAGTTTCGGCCACAGTGTGGGTCGATGTCGGTGGTGACGCCGGCGTTTTCTTCCGCCCGGTTGAGGATTGACCGGTAGCTCGTGTCCATTATCGGCGCGCCGGATCTGGTGCTAGTAAAGAGCTGGGCGGTCCGGGGCCCTTCCTCGGTGCGGATCAGGCACTCGCGTGCCGGGTAATCGGCCATATGCTTTAGGAAATACCGTGTGTGTGAGCCCATAATGGGCACTGTGCGGCGCCCTGAGGCGGTTTTAGTGGATTGCCAGAGCAGATAGGTGTGAGGCCTCCCGGCGCGCTGTTCTACGAGCCGCTGGGCGTTTTGCCGAATCGTGACCATGATTTGTGGGGCATACGGCACCTCCCCAGCTACCCGAACATCTCGTTGTTCGAGTGCCACCGCTTCGCCTATCCTGAGACCGTGGAAAAGCACCAGTGAGGTAAACGCCCGGTAGCGGGCTGGCATGTGCTCCATGATGGCGGCGAGTTCCGCATCAGTTGGTAGATGTTTGTCCTTGGTGTTTATCCGCCCGCCGGCGGCTTTGATATAGCAGGGATTGTGATCTATTAGGCCCTGCTCTACCGCGGCACTGAGCGCCGCCCGGAGGCGTTTATAGGCTTTCTGGTTGGTTGTAGGCGTGGGATAGGCGCGGTTTATGCTATCCCACCATTTATGTACTAGACTTTTATTCACGCCCGCTAGCGGCGTCACCGCGAAATCCTCGACCACAGATTTCGTTCCGACCCCAACGCCGCCGCTTGGGGGGAGCGGGCGCAAAATCCGATTATTTACCACTTTTAAATAGTCCTGCAATGTGGACTCTTTTATCGGCCTGATGCCGTGCCGTAACCCCTCGTAATATTGGATTAGCCACTCACCTAGGGTGATCTTTGTGCTGGCTTCCCGGCGCGCCGCTTTCTCTGCTTCCTCCGCCCGCTGCTTCGGGGGTGTCCATACACCTAACGCAATCAGCTTCTCCTCTTCCGCTAGCCAAGCTATCGCTGACCTGCGGGTTTTAAACGTTTCTGGGGCTTTGTATTTTGCCCCACGGTAGGTGTAGCGGGCTTGATAATTTTTCGATGGGAGCCGGCGAATGCTGCCTAGTGGGCTCAAATTTTCCCTCCTTCCTGGTCGTTTTTTGTGCCATTTTCATGCCAAATCTGCCGCTATCTGACACTATCTAACACTACCTGACGAGGTGCCGGGGGTGATATTTTCAGCTGTGGGGTTGGGAAAACCCCAGCTCCTGGCGTGGAACTGGGGTGTGATCGTGGGGCCACCGGGGCCCCACACTTTACGACTATTTTACCTGCTTATCACGTTTCTACATGTTTGCTACCAAGGTGGCGTGCCATATTTATGCCACATAATCAAACGTTCTTTTAGCCATATTGTGCGCTTTCGTACGTCATGATCCATCCTAGATGCTTGAAAATCTCCCGGATATCTCTCCCTATCTGAAGCCAGCCTTCCCACTGTATTTCTTCCGGCAAATACTCAGATGGGCGCCCAATTTTGAAATACTTTCTTTCGAAGCAACTTTCGGACAAAATAACTAGGTGATTGGTTTCCATACGTATTCTTCCGATAACGTCACCGGGGTTCCGGCGGTATAGATGAATTGCGGAACCAGGCGCTAGGTTCGATAAGTAGCGTGGCGAGTTCTCTAGGAAAACTTCGTATTGCATCGTGGAAGCCGTCATTTATTTCTCTCCTTTTTCATCACCCGTGACGGCACTCCGGCGCTGCTCCCACCCAATATGGTCTGCTACATGCTGGGATATACGCGGCGCGCCGGGCGGATCTGGATAGGTATCTAGCAGCTCGAAGAGTGTTACTGCCACATGGAGCCGCATTTCACGCTCTTGCTGCATCGCTTCCATCTTAGCCTCTAGGCTGGTGACACGCCCCGTTAACCATTCCCGTAGCTCTTGCGAAGCCTTGTCGACGGCTTCGGATTTCCGGGCCAGAGCCGCCGATTCCGCAGCATCTTTTTCAGCGTCTGACCGTGCCCAATCCACTTCCGCCCTGAGCTGGCCCATTTTGGTATCCGTATAGATCTTATACCAGGTGCCGGCGGCACCTATCAGGGCTAGTACAACCGCCTCCGTGGGGGATATAAGCTGCCATACGTGCGACCAAAACCCCCCTTGAGCCGCGACAATAGCTAAAGCTATACCGGTAAAATCCATTGCTCACTCCTTTTTTCATCTATTTATATACGGATTTATGGCATGCGCCGGGGGTAGGCGACACGAGGTTTTACCAGCACAAACATACATTGCTACCCCCTAAAATAACCCCATTTCACAAGTAGGCTTGACAAGAATTTGGTTGGTGTGTATATTGGATCTTGTCAGGCAGACGAGAGGGAACCATCCCTCCACCTGATACTGATTGGAGAAACACCATGGCCATTATCGTTGCCACCCCGCCGCAGGTTGAAACCCGCTCTTGGACCCACCCACGCACCGGCGAAAACCGCCGCTACGTGCAAAACTGGAAAGAAATTATCGAATTTGAAGTGGGCTACTCCAACGCCGGGAACGTCACCTACTCCACGCTGAAGGGCGAAAAGGTCGCTCACGCCCGTGCTGCATCCCTGCTAAATGTCAAGGTTTGGCTGGATAGCCAGAACAACATTCATGTGGATCATCTTTCCGGCAAGGGTGCCACCCTGATTTCGGCGGAGCGGATTATCGCCGATATCGCCGAAGCCCTCAACCCGCCAAGCCTCACCAAAAAAGCAGAGGAGAAAGCCGCTCAGTGGGCGGAAAAAATCGCCGATTTGTGCAAAAAAGCTATCGGAACGCTAGAAGTAGCTGATTCGCTGGAAGAAAACCCGCAGATCACCCAGCCATGCGTGGATGACGCCCGTGAGCGGGCGGTAAAAACCGCCGAAAAAGCAGAAGAAATGCTTCGTGAACTGGAAGAACTATCAGAACGGTGGATCACCGAATCGGTGAAAGAATCTTGCGAGAAAGCCCGCGAAGCGGTGAAATCCATGCGGGAGGGACTCCCTCAGGCGGAAGCTGATGTGGAAGAGTCCACCGAAGACGCTTTAGAACCAGAAGATAATGCCGCTGAAAAAGCTGCTCACGACACCTTTTGGGGATTGAAAAAGCAGGCTTACGGTCACGTGGATGTCGCTAAAAAAGCCCTCGATGAGGCAAAAAGCACATTCGATGATGCTACAGCCCGGCGCGCTACGGAGTCTGCCGCTGCGGCGTTTGATGCAGCTACCAAAGAGTGTGAGGGCATGAAGCAGGCCACTGCTGAATACCCGCAGCCTAATGCTGGTTTTATCCTCTCAATTCTGGAAAACGAGCTGGCATTCATCAAGGTGGGTATTCGCCAAATTCGTGCCGAATTGCCGGAGGCACAAGACCCTGCTGCGGAAGCGGAGGAAAAAGACTTTTGGGCACTGTATGACCAGGCATCACAGACCGTTGAGAGCGCCGGGGAGGACAGCGACACTGCCGCTGAAATGGCGGAAAAAGGCGATATGGAATCCGCTCAAGCCATGGTAGAAAGCAGCTCCGCGAAAATTGCCGGCACTAAAACGCTCCGGGATGAAATGATAGCCGCATTGGGTCATGAGCCCGGCACTCGGAGCAATCGGCAGCACTATGTGCATCAAATCAACTACACGATGGCTAAAATCGTCGAGGAGCTCGAAGCCGTACGCAACCAAATTGCTAAAGCGCCAACCGCGGAAATGGTGGAAGAACCTACCGAAGAAGCGGACCAGGATTCCGTGCTCAACGATCTTCTGACCAGCGAAAACGAACAGGGGAGCAACCTTACTTTTGACGAGGCTTCCCGTGAGGTATCAAAAGCGGTACAGAAAGATATCGAGGAAAAGTTCGACCGGGGTATCAATTCGGCTAAAAATCTTCGAGCTGCTGGCGCCACCGTGGACGCCGATAACATCATGAAGCGGCTAGAGAAATTGATTACGGGATACCCGGTTGAAAACGAGCGTGACCAGCGTCAATATGACTATTTCACAGAGGAGATCAAAACAATGGATCACATCAAACCCCGCCAAAAAGGCGATATCGTGCAAACCCTTTTCGGCGTGAAGGAGGCAGAAGCCGTGAACGAATTGCAGGCAATGTACAAAGATGCCGTAAGACTTCTCGATGATGCGGAAGTCCTCCTTGAAACAAAACCGGTCAATCCAAAAACCATTGTTGAGCTGCTAGACGCTGCGAAAACCATTTACAATCAGGTCATTTCCAGCATTGAGAGCATCAACCCGGGCATGCTGGGGGCAAAACGCACACTCGATAACCTGCTGGCGGACTGCTACAAGCTTCGGGTACGCCGGGATCATATCGAGGAGAAAACCCCCATTTTCACACTCGCTCAGGCCCATGAGGTCATGACGAACGGCAGGCGGGAAATGGTAGAGAATTTGAATCTCGTATTGGACTGCTTGAGCGAAAAAGACCTTCTGCGTGCTAAAACATTCCGTATCGAGGCTCACGAATATCTCGAAATGATGCATAACGCTATGCGAATCATCGAGGAAGCCGGCAGCCTCTCCCCTGAGGAGTACATGGCGATGCAAAAACGCATGCAGAGCGGTGAAACCCTGTACCGGGGGATTGAGGACCGGATCCGCCGGTGGGAAATGCACCAGGGCTTGCACCACATGGACGACTCTTGGCGGTGGATCCCATGCCCTCGTGCTGCTGAGCGGGGCGAGATTCAGGAAATCGCCACGAATCGGAAACCGGATTCCGGTATCGAGGTGACCCTGACGGTGCCGGAAACCAACCTGAACGCCACCGCTGTACACATGACCATTATCACGAGGGATGAGAAAATGAACCCCGTCAAGCCCACCTACGATTCCCGCAGTGAGAGCGATTGGGACACCATGAATGACCTGCTAAGCAACTACAATAATAATCCTGTGAGCTGGCAAAACGTTGCGAAAGACTGGGTTGAAATGCTCAAGCAGTGGCTCTAGCCCCATAGGGGATACTCCCCTTGAAACAACTAAGGGCCCCGTTTCCGGGGCCCTTAGTGGATGAAAAAACTTGAACTAGCAACAATCATCGCTTCCAGAAAAATTGTACGAAATTTTATCTGGTTTTACAAGCTAAAATCCCCCGGACCGTGAGAACCCGGGGGATTTAGATGGATATGAACACCAGTTTTCCACTCTCGCTGCTATCGCTGCGTACCAAAAATCTACCACATTTATTCCTGTAGGCGGAAACAGGAAAGCCCCGCCTGATGCGGGGCTCCCCTGATGAAAAATAAAAATGATGCACGGTCGATTATAACAGGGTTTCCCCACCAGCGGCACCAGAACCACCAGTGGTGGTTTCTGACGCTTCTACGGGACTGCTAGGCGTCTTCTCGGCTGCGCTATGGGCGGCACCACCCGGCGCGGTTTCACCGGTAGGTGTTGGCGTGAGGTCGGTTGTGGCCACGACGCCGCGGGGCCCAATGGGTTCGGTCGATATCGAGGTGAGGATCGAGTACAACGCTGCTGTACCCGCCAGACCCAGCATAACTTTCCACGGTAGATCCATGATAAGCACGTCAGTGGTCCAGCATCCTGCTGCCGTCTGGGCTGCGGTACGCAGCGCGCGCCCCAGGGCATCCTTCCAAAATGTGATAGTCAGCATGATTTATTCGGCTTCTTTCTGGGAGGACTTCGAGGCTTCACCGGAGGGCTGGTTATCACTGCCGGCGGTGAGGAGTTTTTCAATCCGGTCTAGCCGCTCCGGGAGCGTGGCCACGGTTCGGGCGATTTCCGGCAAAAGCCGGAGCTTGTCGGCAATGTAGTCGGTGAGGGTTTTCCCCTCGGTTTGTTTCCAGCCGGAGAATTTCGGCTTGTCCCCCTCCCATTCGGGGCCTACGAGCTGATCCAAAATCCAGCGTAGCATTTGTGATTCTCCTTCATCTTTAGTCATTGGGGCGGGCATACCGCCAGTGAACAAGTGTTCGAGTTCAGCACGGGTGCCGCGGTAAGCATTGATATCCACGTCATAGCCAGCAACCCGTGCATTGGAACCGAACTGCCAAATAGCGGGTTTCTGATTTCCTAGCGGGTAATCCCACTGCGGGTGAGAATTACCCCCGTACAGGAGCCGTGGCGCGCCATGAGGGTTGTCCCCATAGGCAGCTACCCACATGGCGCCGAACCGGTGGGAATCCGGTTCACCACCGTGGATTCGCTGCTCCCACCAAGGCACATAGGTATACACGCCGGGCACTCTCACACCCATCATTTCGAACAGGCGTTTAGCCTCCCAAATGTGGTCCTCAGTCAGCCCGGCGTCAGTCTCACAATCTAACCACACGGGGAGTCGGTGGTTATCCCCCATAACCTCTAGAGCAGCACCTACCTGCTGCTGAATGCTGGTGCCCTCGTTGGGGTTCCGCAAATAGCAGTAGGCGGCACTCACGAGCCCCGCAGCGCGGGCGTCATCTACGTGACTGCGGTAGGTACGATCCTGGTAGGTGCCGTCACTAGTGCGGATAATAGCGAAGTCGATACCCTCATTGGCTGCTGCAACCAGGCTCATGCCATCCTGGTGCTCTGATACATCTACGCCGAATATCGTACCGGTGACGTTATTCGGCACCGTGTTATACGGCAGCGGGTGAGGGCAACCACGTAGCCACTCCTCAGGATCCACCAGCCGACTACCATAGTCGTACTCGTGTACGCCTAAATGTAGATGCGGACCGGTTGATTCGCCATTGCTGCCCACATAGCCGATGAGCTGCCCAGCGTGCACCCAATCCCCCACCTTCAAGCCGGTAGCAAATGCATCCCACATGTGACCGTATTCGGTGCAGCCGCCACCCTCACTATCCGGGTGGTCAAGCACGATCCACTGCCCGTATCCCTGGGCTGAGCCGATATACTGCACCGTACCGCCGGCACATGCGTAGAACGGTGTGCCGTCAGCTGCCCCGAAGTCCAGCCCACTATGATGGGTGCCCCAGCGGGGCCCAAAACCGCTAGTCAAGGTGTACGAGTCTTGAAGCATTGGCCACTGTCTGGCCATGATAATTACCCCTCCCTCAGTAAAAATATTGCCCCCATATTCAACCCGGCGCGCCGGGGAGACTGCGTATATGCGACAAACCCCACCAGGGGGGCACCTTGGTGGGGTTTAGGCATAAAAACGGGGGCAGCATGCTTAGCATGCTGCCCCGGATACTCCTTCACCACATGGGCGACGAGCTACTAAAACCCTAACCCACAACCCGGATATTGCACAAAAACAGCGGAAAGCCGGACCACCTAGATAGGAAAGTTTACCTGCTCATGGCGCGGATAAAATCTATTTCCTTCCCCTGCTTTGAGAGTTGATTCCACACACCACGAGGTGATTTATCAGGCTGGGAAAGCACCGGAGTCATAGTGAATCTTTCGGGGGTTTGTTCGAACTCCACCCTCATAACCCTTAGGGTTTGTTTTAGCCCGGGAATGCCTAAATCCACCTCAACAGTGTGCCCTTCCCAGATGGTTTGCATGTTCGAAAGCGATTTCGGACCGATAGCAAAAGGCGCACTAGGGTTGAGCTCGACTTCCAGCTGTGAAGATTCCTGCAGAGAGTCGAAATAGGCATCGACGTTTGCGCTAGAGGTTTGAACCGCTTTCCCCCGGTGTTCCCAGCCACTGGCCCACAAGAATTTTGGCGTTTGTATACTGATATGGGATTGATTCCCGACATCAGCGACCATTTCTTTCGCCTGAGAGCCGAACGTTCGTAGCCGCCAGCTTTTTATATCACCGTTTCCTCGGCTTATCGTATAGGTGGGTTTCTCCGGGAATTTTAGAACCTGTACTCGGATCATCCAACGACCTTCATGCCCAGGTGTTACAGTAAAATAAAACCCACGGCTAGCTAATGATAGTCGTACCATATCGCCAATACTGTTGGACTCCTGATTTTCACCTGACCAAAATTCTGGTGACTCATCCCATTCAGGTAAGAAGACTTCAAAAAAATACCGGCGTGGCTCTAGCGTCATTCCAAGTTTTTCTGACATGAGTTTTTGCATCATGGTAGACCCATTTGCCTTGGTGACAGGGAAATTAAGCGGCATTGGTGTGCCATATACGAAGCCGCCACCGTCCACTAAAGTCATTTCCACTATCGGCGTGTCCTCAGTGTCATCACCTAAAATATTGACCTCACGAGGACAATACAGATTAATGCGACGATTAATAGTTACCTTCACTAAATAGCCGCCCTTGCAGTTTATTAGGTGGTTAATCTGAGAGGAATATAGGCAGCGGATAAACAAATCACATGGCCCATCACAAGCACCTATAGCACCTTTGATATAAGTAACATGAGGTAGCAGACCGAACGACTCCCCCCAGGCACTAACAATTTCAAGCTTGATAGGTTCACTATCCCATCCCCAGGGCGTCAAATATTCTGTAGCCAATTTCCTACCTCTCTAGAACGGTGTAGCATAACGTTGATGCAGCGCAACGTATACATCGTCAGCTAAATCTTTTGGTAAAATAACCCGCATATCATCTGAAAGTGGCGCCATAGGACCTGATATATACCCCCAGACCGGCAGCCCCTGACTCGAAACCTTCCTCTGCATCGGATCAGTCTCAATTGTTAAATAGCCGGTAAATCCTTTCGCTTTATTCGTTATTTGCATTAGACTGCCCTTCGCCCCAAACTCGGTTTTACTAGGAGTCTTCTTAATATTTCTAAATATATACGTAGGATACAAGGGAGCCGATTTCAAAAGCGCTAAATCCTTGTTGGACAGTGATTTAGTTAACTGTAATTCATCACCACTAACAACAGCTCCTCCCGTATGCTCAACCGCTACTCCATTGGAAAACTGCCACTGGAAAACTAATGTACCCCACCAATGGGAAAAATTACTTGTCAATATCCACGGCTCAATCGGCGGCTCAGCAAACCTCATGCCTGGGTCATACGGAAAGCTTGTACCAGGAACTTTAGCTAACCTAGCGTCAATATACACCGTGGTGCCATCTGGCCTATCTATAAGAAGCTTGCCATCTTTCAATGCCGAATTCGCTTGATTCCACCATTCCATATGCAAGTTGTACCATGCCGTGGAAGATAAATCCGGGTTGATTTGGATAGCCAAAGCAGGCTCTATTTTCCCATATTTCACCCCGCGAATATTCACACCTGACTCATCATAATTATAGGAAAACTCCCCCATGAAATTGGAATTATTCATATCCAATTTCACACCCTGCGCACCCGTAGTCAAATTCCAAACCTTACCATTTGGAGCTTCCCAACGTACCGTTAACATTAAAAACCACCTCCACGAATCTGAGCAGCCCGCTGCATCGCCTCAATCTCACGCAACGGAGCTGTAGGGTCAGCCGCCACCACAGTGCCCACATGCACGGAGTAATCACCACCCAGCCGGCTACCCGGCGCGCCGGGATTATTGCCAACAGCATTGGTGGCGCTTACTACTGAATCTAGATTATTTCGTGTTGTAGTGGCAATTTTCGCGGCAGCTGCTGCGGCATCAGCGGCGGTATCTGCGATGCCCCGGGCGAATGCGCTACCGACTGCTTGACCGGAGTAGAGGACCCAGCCACGACCGGAGAACGGACCCTTCTTCGCTGGTGAGAAAGGGAAGAAATCCCGGGCGGCGCCGACTGCATTATTGGCGGCTTCCTCAATTTGGCGTTGGGTGTCTGCGATGCCCCGGGCGAATGCTTCACCTAGGCTGCGCCCGGCTTCTACCATGGGGGCGGCGGCTTCGTCGAAGGGGCGTCGTATCTCTTCTACTACCTGGTTGGCTTGTTGGACATGTTCGGAGATTTCCGAATTAACCGCAGCGGTGAACTCCTGTATTTGCCTGGTGACCTTCCGGTATGTTTCACCT